GCCGTGTACGGTGGCGAACCTTTAGGAAGAATGAACTCAACTTCATCATCATAAGCACCCTTCAAAACATCCCTAAGAGCAAGGGTATTGTACTTACGAAGTACCTCAACCTTGTCAACGCGGGTAGGTGCTTCGCCCGCTTTTGTTAGGATTTCATGGACGGTTTGTCCAGTCAATTTATTCACTGCCATATTAGTAAAACTCCTCAACACATTCTATTAGCATTTTGCAACGTTTCTTTATAAGATAGTTTAGGACATTCCTTTTGATACCAACAGGATCTTCCTCAAACGTATTTATAATTGCTTCTTTTAAGTGGCTTGGTGTGCAGGACAGATCGATTAGGTTCTTATTGCGAACATAGTTACGATAAGTATTCTCGTCCATAAAGGATTCAAGATCTTCTGCATTTTTAAGCCATTCATCAATCTTTTTCTTAGTCACTGGCGACTGACGTATACCATCAACAAAGGTATTATCAGGGCTGAGGGTATTAGGTACCCCATCTCCTGAGTCTCCTTTGAGGATATGCTCAAAGAGGTACTGACGTGGATTCTTTTCCACCACTGCCTTCTTCTGCATTGGACTAAACTGTTTAACGTTGCTGAACTTATGTAGTTGAACGAAATCTTTATCGGAAGAAACAATCATCATTGGTTCGTTTTTACCAAACTCTTGAGTCTCATAAGCAAGTGTACCAATGATATCGTCAGCTTCACAACCATCAATATGGATAACTTTATAAGGAAAGTTTTGGCGGATCTCATCTCTGACCTGATTGATGATACGAAAGATCTCATCCCAGTCGGCTGAAGACTCGTCACGGTTTTCCCTCCGCTTAAATTTATAGTTAGGAAAGTAGTCACGGCGCCATGTTCTTGCATCACACGCAATAACGACCTGACCGTACTCATCACGAAACTTTTTGTTATACATTCGAATTGAGTTGAGAATCATGTGACGTATAAGGTCCTCATTGATCTCTAGTTTTTGTACCACAACGCCAGCTATGGCGATTCCATTATAATCAATTACTATCATTATCTTCTTGGTTATCCTCTATGAGTTTTTTTAAGGTTTGGTGCATTTCCTCTAATACTTGATGCAAGAAATGCTCGCTACCAGCCTGTCTGGTGATAGCTGCTACCATCAGATTACATATGACGTTTAAGTCATCCTTCATATCATCTACGTCATAGCCTTCATCGTCTAGGAATTCAGCTATACCTTCGAATATGTCAAGTGCCAATACGATCGATTCTTCGGATTTATGTACCACAGGAAAGGGTATTACGTTATCATTCATAGTACTATTATACACCATTTTCCGTAAGATGTAAACCATTAATATGATTTTTTCTTACTCTAACTTGAATCCACGTGTTGTAGTACTCATCGGTCAGCAGCGCATCTCTTACGAATTGCTCCTTGGCCTCTAAATAACCACACTCACCCTTAGTTCTGCAAAGATGCAGTATTTCCCTACGGAAGTTATCCTTACCGTACTTATCAATGTCTGAGTTTAGCTCTTCTGACGATCCATAGTAGCTTTTCCAATCAGACTCTACCTGAGTATGTTTTCGTCGTTTTCTAGATTTAGTGATGGGAAGGATCTTCTTACGCCAAAAGAACTTTTTTCCAATGTACTTGCGACCATTCTTGATATTAGTAATAAGATAAACAAACCCGTAAAGATCTGAATGGTCAGCATTCTCTGGTAGTTCGTACTCAACGCCTTCATAAAGCCAATTCATTTTAAGTCCATATTTTAATCAATATAGACTATTTATTAGTTAATCCTCGTCCCAGTCTCCAAAGTCAGGATCATCTTCAAACTGCAGTTCCTCAAAATCTTCAGTTCCACAGTGAGGACAGTAGTTTAACTCTGCCTCTTCCTCCTCAAACGAAACCTTGAACTTTACCCCACAAGCAAAACATTCCTTGGTTATCATAGAGTGACACCTTGCAAATCTTTTGAGAGTAGATAGGACTGCAGTTCCTTAAGACCGCCAATCAGATGAGTGTCATCAAAGATAAGCGGCATTGATCGTGCCATTGGAAATTTCTCAACAAAGTCTGCTGTAGACATATCGTGAGGAACCTTGATCTCTGTGAAATCAATGTTCTTAAGAGTAAGAGCGGCCTTTGCTCCAACGCAGTGGCCACATCCCTCCATTGAGTATATTGTAATGTTCATAGCGATAATCCCTTAAAAGTATCTTCAGAAACGTCTTGCTTAACCCCACCTGTTACATAAGATGTGATCTCGGTTTCTTGTGGTGCAACCTGAACGTTTCCACCGCCAATCCATTTTTCAGTCCAAGGTAATGGATTGGATTGGCCAGGAGAATACGGACAGGTGTAGCCCAACACCTTCATGCGCTTACAAGCGATCCATTCTATATAATCATACAACAGTTTAGCGTTTAGGCCAATCATAGATCCATCCTTGAACAGATAATCGGCCCATTGCTTTTCTTGTTCGACTGCATCGACGAACATTTGTACTACCGCATCGGACGTTTCTTCTTTGATTTTTTGGAAGTCTGGGTCGTCCTTTGGGAGGGTTTTGAGGATTGTTTGGCTGGCGGCGAGGTGGGTGTTTTCGTCTCTTGCGATGAACTTGATGATTTTGGCGTTACCCTCCATCTTTTTAAGCTCTGCAAAAGCCCACGAACAAGCGAATGAAACATAGAATCGTACTCCTTCTAATACGTTAATTGAGTTCAAAGCCATCCATAATTTCTTCTTAAGCTCATACATATCCACGGTAACCTTTTTACCATTAACGGTATGAGTACCTTCACCAAGTAGTTCCCACCACTTAGATGCTTCAATTGATTCGTCATAATACTTAGAAATATCGGTTGCACAATCAACGATCTCACGAATGTTTAACATTTCGTCAAAGACACGACTGGGATCTGGATAGACATTACGAATAATGTGCGTATAAGAACGGCTATGAATTGTCTCCATAAATGCCCACGCCATAACCAACGGCTCAATCTCTGGAACTGAAGCAACCGGCATGAGCGTTTCGGTTGGTCCACGACCCTGTACGGAATCCAATAGGATCTGCCGTTTAAGGTTTGAGGTAAAGATATGTTTCTCGTGTTCGGTCAAACCGGCAAAATCGTTTTTGTCCTTTGACACGTCGACCTCTTCTGGTCGCCAAAAGAAACCTAATTGTTTATCGGTAATTTTATCCAATGTAGGATATCGCAATTGATCATAGCGAGCTACGTCCACGGGCTCGTCAAAGAACATCATTGACTCGAGGTGAGATTTTTTCTTCTTTTGAAATACTGACATGTGCTTTCCTTATATGACGCAGCTTTCACAGTGCTCATCATCTTGTGCGGCTGACTCAAGTTCGACTGATACTTCTTCCTTGAACTCACCGGATCCATCATAAGTGTTGTTATAATATAGTTGCTTACCACCATACTTGTAAAAAGTAACAATGTCTTTAATCATTTCAGACATAGGAACTTTACCTTCATCAAAGTGCTCAGGATTATAACTCGTGTTTACGGATATTCCCTGATCTATGTACTTTTGTAGTACTGCACAAATCTTAAGGTAACCCTGTGGAGATTTTTGATCCCACAGTAGATCGTACTTGTTTTTAAGATGATGATAGCCAGGAACAACCTGAGCCATTACACCATCCTTTGACTGCTTATAAGATACCAACGCACGAGGTGGTTCAATACCATTCGTAGAGTTAGAGATCTGAGCAGAAGTCTCTGCTGGCATTAAAGCCATCAGAGTTGAGTTACGAATACCAGTGTTCTTTAACTGCTTTCGTAATTCTTTCCAATTCATTCGTTGTTTTGGTTTGACCAATTCGTCAACATCCTTCTTATACGTATCGATAGGAAGAACACCATCGCCATACTTACTACTTGTTATGTATGGAATTGATCCTTGCTCTGCAGCCAAATCAGCGGATGCTTTAATCAGATAGTATGACCAGGCCTCAGCGTATTCGTCCACTGTGACCAGAGCTTCTTCGTTATACGCCAGTCCTCTTTTAGCCAAAAAGTAAGCAAGGTTAATAATACCAACCCCAAGAGGGCGACGATTAAATGTAGAAACTTGAGCAGCCTTGACTGGGTAATGTTGATAATCAAGCAACGCGTCCAGTGCTCTAACGGCAAGAGTACAATATCTCTCAAAATCTTTAGGCTCATTGATAAGTCCCCAGTTGATTGCAGACAGTGTACACAATGAGATCTCACCCTCATCGTCGTTTGCTGAGTTCAGCGGTTTTGTTGGAAGATTGATTTCACAACATAGGTTTGATTGTCTAATAGGCGCAAGTTCAGGTTTGAACGCGCCGTGTTCGTTTGCGTGGTCAACGTTCATCAGGTAGATTCTACCAGTGTCCTTTCTCTCCTTAATAAACTCACTAAAGACTTCAATTGCTGGCATAACCTTTTTACGAATCGATGTCTTACGCTCATACTTTTCGTATAGCTCACGAAACTTATCTTGGTCCGCATAGAACGCTTCATATAGTCCAGGGACTTCGTCTGGAGAAAAGAACGTAATGTTACCACCTGACAGTAGTCTTTCATACATCAGTTTATTGAACTGAAAGGCATAATCCATATGACGAACTCGAGTTTCTTCGGTGCCTTTATTGTTCTTAAGGACTACCAGATCATCAAACTCTAAATGCCAAATTGGGAGATATACAGTTGCTGCACCGCCGCGCACTCCTCCCTGACTACACGACTTGACCGCAGCCTGGAAGTACTTAAGAAACGGGATAAGTCCTGTGTGTACAATTGAGCCATCTGCAATCTTAGATCCGATTGCTCTGATACTGCCTGCGCTAATGCCAATTCCAGCCTTTTTAGAAATGTACCGAACAATTGACGTCGCCGTTGCGTTGATTGAATCCAGGCTATCTCCGCTTTCAATAAGGACACATGACGAGAACTGACGAGTAGGTGTACGCACGCCAGCCATAATTGGAGTCGGTAACGAAATGTAAAATTGTGAGATTGCATCATAAAACTCCTTTACCCATTTCATACGGGTATCTTTTGGATAGTTCATAAACAGCGTGGCCGCAATCATCATGTATAGCATTTGAGGAGTCTCGTAGTATTCTTTGGTTCTACGATCCTGCACAAGATACTTGCCACGGAACTGTTCCATACCAACAAAGGTAAAGCTATCATCACGATCGTGCTTAATGTACGATCCTAATTGATCAATCTCATCACGAGTGTATTCCTCCATGATGGATCCATCGTATACACCACGGGACACGTTCTCAATAATGAGATGAGCCAAGGGCCAAGGTTCGTATTGACCATAGACCTCTTTGCGTAGTTTATAGTTGATTAGTCTTGAGGCAACATACTGATAGTTTGGTGTTTTATCAGATATCAACTCTGCTGCCGATTTGATAAGAAGCTCATGAATATCATAAGCTGGGATTTTATCGTATAACTGGATATTTGCCTTGAGTTCAATCTCGGATATAGACACGCTAGTGATATCTGCAGTTGCCCACTCGAGTACTTTATGGACTTTATCAAGGTCGAACGGCTCAGTTCTGCCGTCCCTTTTAGTAACAAAAATATTATCTGCCATCAAGTGACTCCGCTTTTTCTAAATGATAAGACTATTATACCACAAAAAGGGTAGGATGTAAACCCTATTGTGCGTCTTTATCTATATTTTTTTCTAAGGAATTTTCATAGTACACGATCACTTCTTTTTGCTGAAGTATGTACCTACGAAGTTCAGCCATGTTCAGAGACATAGCCTCATATCCACGTACGGACATGGCAACGAAAACCAACTGCCCATTTTCGTTAGTGAACCGCTCCTTGAACTCGTCATAGTTCTCAGCGGTGACTACAAAAAAATCAACGTCAGACAACGAAAGACCTTTAGGACGTTCCGCCAATGGGATGTCCTTCTCAATGATTTGAGGTACTGTTACTATCTTCTCTTGAGGAGAGAACAGCGCGCAACCTCCAAGTATGCTAGTCGTTAGTAGCAGACTCGAGATCGTCAAAAAGTTGTTTCGTTGCATCATTAATTCTTCTTTCGATTAGTCCAGGTTTCTTAATCGCTAAACGAGTAAGATCGTGTTCCTGAAGTTTATTCAATAGTTCGTCTTGATAAGATTCTGCAGCTTGCAAAGACTCGTTAAGCTGAGCATTCAACTCAGCTTGTCTCTTTGAAGTTTCTTGCATTTGGTCAATGACCGTATCTTTAGCTTCTACTGCAGTTTCTAGTTTAGCTGCGTTTTCGGTTAATAGTTTGATCGTGGCCTGTGTGTCCTTGTAGTAGAAATATCCGCCTACCGCAATGGTAGCTAACACAGATCCCATAATCAAATAAACCTTCAATCCACCAAACATTACGTGTCTCTTTTAAGAACGCTCATAACCTTATTTTGAATTGCTTTAGCCCAAAACGGTTGAGGAAAGTTCCAACCGATAAAAGCGCCAACAGCTACCCAGATAAGTACGTCAATCATTCTATTTCTCCTGTTTCTTTTTAGGTCCGTTTGCACGACGGAACAGTTTGTTTATGTCCCATCTTGACCTGCGGTCCATTTTCACGGAGCGACCTGTAGGATTCAGATCAACACCACCGTCCGTACCGACCGCGTTTACGGGTGCATCTTCTGGTACACAATTAGGAACTGTTCTTTTTCCTTTTTTCTTAGTACCAACTTGCTTGTAGCCATCCCAGCAATCATCTACCCAAAAGCTAAAATTTTTCATCGCAGCAAGTCTCCGGAAGATACATATATGTCCTGCTTAGTTTGAACATGCTTAATTTTATATATACTTTCGCCTAAGACAAGACCTGACGGTTTTGTCCCTTCGTCAACCAAAACAGTAGTTCCCCTTCTGGCAATCATTTCACCAGTCAATGGACTAGCAATGTCTTGTGCCAACTTAAACACACCAGGAGATAGCGTGTCATTGGATTGTACGTGCCATGCGTTTTCTTCAGCGAGTAGATCATCAATCTCAATCCCAGCTTCAGCAAAGGCATGAGCCAATTGCTCATCAGACATATTCGTCTGTTCCTTGAGCAAAAACAAAGCTGCAGCATAGGAAGAGATACGGCTCTTACCAAACGGCAACTTTTCTAAAATTCTTTTAATATTAAATACGAGTCTAAAGAATACTGTATAAGAATCCTTTTCTTCACTCGTTGAGGGTTTCTTTAGGTTCTTACCGTTTCCGTCAATCAGCCCTAGCTTATACGCGTCTAATTCTTCCCACGGTGTAACCAGCGTGCGAATGAATCGGTATGTATAGTATACATCTGCTGCTCTAGAAACAATGCCCATTATAGATTCCTTAGTACCTCTATCACTCTATCGTCAAGAGGGATATCGTTGTATTCATTCGGCTTTAAGTAATGAAGAAAGATCAAAAAGGTTTTGATAAGAGGCCAACAATGAGGTTCAAACTTAAAGAACATCATGCGGTTTGCTGCAGGAATACCAAACACATTGTATAGAATAATAATGTGGTTTAGTATTAACCTTTCCTGCAGATCCCCTTTATCAAAATACCGTTTCATCAATCGTTTCAAATACTTGAACCGATTTAAGTCATCGTAAAACTCTTCCTCGGAAGTACACTGCGGATTGTTATAATACTTAGCAGCGAACTCCAAAAAATTGTCATCATTCAATTCATCAAAAGACTTCATAATTGTGTAACCTTAATAATATCATTATACTGATATTTATTAGTTACTTACGAACGTCCTTTAGTCTTTTATCACCTTTACGACCAGCAGCTTGCTTAACCTTTTCAGAACCATCCTGCTTTTTAGTCTCAGGATTATCCTTTACGTCAACGGTATGCTTATCCGCCCAGTCCTTTTCGGCTGCAGCGCGTGGCTCAAGTTTTTCTTGATCCTCAGGCTTTGGCTTCATTTGAGCTGTAGCAGCTTCAGTCATTGCAGCAAATTCTTTTGCGAATCTATTCAATGCAGCCTCAGGAAGATTGTCAATATAGTTGTCAATCTCGTCATCAGTCATCTCAAGGATTGCGTCCCAGTCTACTGATTCTTTCTTAGCCTTTTCTTTGACAGCCTTTGAAATCGCTTTACGACGGTTGTGTAGATATTCATCAGAATCATCAGTGTCACCATCGTTATCCAAATCCTTATCCTTACGATCTGCGAACTTTTTCTTTAGTGCTTTAGGCTGAACTTTGTCCATCCCATCACCATCGTCCGACTTGTCGTTGGTATTATCTTCTTTTTTGACGGCTTCGTCGACTTCCTTTTCGTCGTCGTCATCGTCGTCCTTTTTCATGTGATAGCCTTTACCATCACAATGATCGCATCCTTCGCCTTTACACTTAGGACATTCGACCTTGTCTTCATCATCATTTTCCTTGGCCATTTTCTTTTCGTCAAGCATGCTCAAATACGCTTGAGCGATACTCTTAAGTTCATTGTCTAGCGACATTTGAGTGCTCCTTTAATTTAGTATACCCAGTGCCATCGATATTGCTCCGGCACAAATAGTGATCGCCGCGGCAGCGACCATCCAGAAGAACTTACCTAACGTTTTCAGATCAGCAGAGTTTGCCGATGATGTTAGTTCAAGTTCATGGATCTTTTTAGTGTTCTCATCAACGGATGTTTTAATATCACGTGTATCCTCGATAAGAACAGAAATCTTTTCTTCAGCCCTAGCTATAGAAACAACAGCGTCGGCTAGTTTATCTAGCTTCTCTTCCATCACTATCATTCTTTTTTGATCATGGGCGGTTTGCTCCATGTGTACATCAAATTTGTCTGATAGTTTTGTGAGCAGTTCTTGCTCGCGTTTAGTTGCCATAGTAGTTAATCCCCTTAGTTATCTACTTTTGCTCCACCTCGCCACTGGTAGCAACTCCAGTAACGGGCCTTCCATTTTGGTCCAGGATTGTCACAGTTATGTCTGGCACGGAAATTCCTTCGACGCGCTGGGTCGTCTCTTTTGATCTCCATGTTAGGGTCGCCAAAGCGTACAATAACAACATTACCACTATCGTTCTTAGTGTATACTGCAAACTTTTTTGGACCACCCGACGTTCTAAATGGATCATTTAATTTTACTTTCTTACCCTGGTATTCGGCCTCAGTGATCTCAAGATTCTCGTAAAGATCACACTCCTCACAGCGTTGATCAATTACTTCTTCATTATAATTGTTGAATGATTTCACCTTAGCCTCCAAACTCGTGACCTGCCACGCGCTTCATTTGTTTATTAAATTCTTGCTGCGATGGCTTATCTTTATAAAGCTTAATAGATATCTCTGGACGATCCTTACCTTTGATCCTCCAGTTGTAACCCTTCTCCTTGTGCTCAGGTTTTGTAGTCTTAACGACTCTTCTCTTATAACCTGCTTCCCAAGTTTCTGACCCTTCGTTGGACTTCATGTAGTCCGTTGCGGTGTCAAGATAATCGCTTGCCTTTGTGATTTTATTCTGTACCCACTCTGGTAGATTATCGTCGTCTTCTAATAGATTCATCAGATCCTGAGCGTTACGCATGATCGTTTGGAGTTGGGTCTTAGCCATCTCTCCTTCTTGATCGTATTCGTTAGGATCCTTATCGTCGTCTTCCTTAAGATCCCATAACTCAGAAAATGATTTCATCTTAATATATCCTATCTTAGCATCTTAGCCAAACCAGCGGCATCAACAGTCTTAAGCGAACCGTCACTGGTGGTTACTCTGAACATTAACTTCATGCCATTAACTTGTGGCTCAATGTCAAGTTTTTGCCCTATTTGTTTTCCTGGCACTCCCATGATCTTTCCACCCTTCATGGACGGACCTTTGATCTTAGGGGCTGCCTCTGCTAGATCTTCGTTTTGGCGTTTAAGTACTGCTCTAACTTGGGGATGATCTGAAATGCCGGGTTTCATTTTATCCATTGCCTTAACGGCACCAGACATATTACCACCAGCATATCTTTTATCAGATGCAATACCAATCGCCATCTTAATATCTTTAGGGGAAAACTTTGCCTCATCAAGGGATTCGTTTTGTGGCTCTTTCTTGTCACCACCTTCTTTAGCCTTTGCGGCCATGAATGCAGCAATAGCCATCTTTTTCTTTTCGTCGTCAGACTTACCTTGGAACTGTGGGGCATCGGATGCTTGGAAATCAGCAATCCATTTTGCGGCACCATCGGATACCTTGAGCTCTTCGTTAAGAGCTTTTTCAATTTCTTTACGAGCCTTAGGATTAAGACCACGAAGAATCTTATCTTTCATTTTTGGATTAGCTTTAATCATTCGCACAGTATCGTCATCGGCCTTTTCAATGATTGATTCTACAAGACCAACCTTCTTAAGCTCAACGTAGATACGCTCACGAACATCAGTATCCATACCATCAACCATACGATTCAAGCGAGACAACTCTTGTCCTGCTTGTAGGATATTGATACGAGAGATGGTTTCAAGCGATTTAGCTACCTTCATAAAGTCTGCTTTATCGATTCCGCCACTCTTTTGGGCATATGCCTTCATTCCTTTAGCGCCAGCGGCAAAGGCTTTTTGATTGATGCCTTCTTTGAGACCACCCATCATCTTACCGTATACTTTACGGTTGACTGACTTAGCCGTAATGCTAGGACGAGGTTTACCCTTTTGGTCCTTCTTCTTATCAGCATCGATCTCTGCCTTAGTAGGCGGACGATACTTTTCGTTTTGACCAGGAGTCTCATCCTCGTATTTCTTTTTGAGTTTGTCTGTGCCAAACTCACCAGCGTTTT